GTGATGACGTAATCGCCTCGGCGGGATCGCCGCACCTCGCTGGCCGTCGGGCACACGAACACGAGGGAACCACGCATGTCGATCTGACGGCACCCGAGGCCGTTGTTACACACGTGGGGGTCCCTCCCGTACTCGTTGCGGTCGGTGGCTAGCGACTGGGTGCTTGGCAGGGTCGCCTTTCCGGGGAATGCACACTTGAATCCCCGGTGGTCGTCATCAATTGGTGGCAATCCTGCCACCCGACGTAGCTGGCCGTCTGCCAACTCCCTGACCTGGCTGCGATGGACGCGAGGCAAGCCCACTTTCCACAACCCCTCGCCGACGGGCACCGGCACGGGAACGAGAGGCACTGGCATGCCCACGAACGCGTACGGTTCCGCTGCGGCTTGGTGATGGGTGGTGGCTGCGGCCTGGCGCCAGACAGCGTTGTCTTCAGTGAGGACGCCCGACGTCCTCAACCAGTGGAGTATCGGCATCACTGCCGTCATGGCCTCACTCTCCACTGTGTGCGCGATGAACTCTGCGCACTGATACCCGATGACGCCGAATTCCTGGCAGTCGCGCGGACCCACCGCCGCTGCGGTGGACGCGATGGCAGCCCACTCTGCCGTCTTCCCATAACGGACATAAGCCTCTGACGGGCTGTCTGCCGATGGGTTGACTGGCGGGGCGAGTGCCGCCGCTGGGGCGACTACCTGGTGCACAATCGGCGCCAAAACCGGGGCTGGCGGACGCAGGGCAAGAGTCAGGTGGCCGACCTGCTGTTGGTCGACTGTCACCCTCCTCGTGTGCTCGACGGGCAGCTGGGCAACGACCCGCGGGGGACCCCTCTGATACTCGTAGCGCATTGCTACGTAACAGGTGGACCACTCGCCGACCATGGCTTGCGCTAGGCGCTCGTGTTGCCGCATCAGGGCCACGCGCGCCTCTTCCCATCGGAGCTCGATGCCCCGCTCCACCCTGGCCACGGCACCATCCAGGTCGAGGACACTGGCTGGTGGTGGGGCGTTTGCTGGCCCCTCGGCTCTCGGGGCTCCACGGCCCCTCGCTTGATGACCCATGCGGCCGCGCTCGAATTCGCGTCCGCGACGGGCGCCGCCACGTCCATTGGGATGGCCACGTGACGACATTTGGTGCAACAGATGACTCGAAGACCCGGTACGGGGTACGATGCCTTATGCTTTCGGCAAACGGTTTGGCGTCAACACACGTGCGTGTTGGTCGAGATTTCCACGAGAGGTGGTTGTCTGTTGCGCTGACGATTGGTATACTCTAGTAGCACGCTAGTCAGCTATTCCGGATTTTG